TTCCTTGCTTGAACTATTCTGACAGTAAGATAGGTGATGAGATGATTAAGAAGTATTACTGTCAAGAGAAGAATATGTCCTACAGTGATTTACCAAAGAAAGGATATTTCAGAAAGCAAGTGAGAGCAAAAGATTGTATTGCTCATTATGTGGATTTCCAGACACCAGAGCTAAAAGACTTCCTAAAGCATGTAAAGAAGCAGATATTCACACTCACTGATGATTTTAAAGAGTCATTGGTATTTATGGATAACACTTATACATTTGCCAAGGGTGGGCTACACACAGAAAACAAACCTAAAATATTTGAAGCTGATGAAGACAATATTATTGTGGATTGGGACGTTAGCAGCTATTATCCTGCTATTATTATTAACAACAATAAGTATCCTCAACACCTTGGTTCTGAGTTTCTTAGAGGTTATAAGCAGATGTTTAATAAGAGATTGGAACTCAAGCCCTTGGCTAAAAAGGATAAAAAGATTAAGGGAATCGTGGGTGCTCTTAAGTTGGCTGTTAATTCTGTTTACGGTAAGTCCAGTGATATGCAATCTTGGATCTACGATAGACAACTAACTATGTTTACCACTATTACAGGTGAACTCAGTCTTCTCATGCTCATCGAAGCATATGAACTAGCTGGCATACATGTTATATCTGCTAATACAGATGGTGTAACTATTATGGTTAGTAAGTCCTTAGTAGAAAAGATGCATGAGCTTAACAAATGGTGGATGGACGTAACTCAGTATGAATTAGAGCGTACTGATTATGCAAAGATTATATTCTCTACAGTAAATGACTATTTAGCAATTAAAACAGATGGAGAAATTAAGAAGAAGGGTGACTTCCTCACTGATTTTGAGCTACACAAAAATAAGTCAGCTAGGATTGTACCTATTGCTCTCGAGCATTATTTTGTTAATGATGTGCCTGTGGCTGATACCATTCATAATTGTACAAACATATATGATTTTTGTCTCAGGCAGAAAGCGAGCAAGGACTTCCATTATGAAGGAATAACCAATGGTAAGAAAACAGTGTACAATAAGCTAATCAGGTATTATGTGTCTAATAAGGGTGAGAAGCTGTTAAAGGTGAAGAACCCTGAATGTCAATCTAATGCTGCAGATGTATCTCAAGTGGAAGCAGGTGATTGGGTGATGCATGTATGTAATCATCTACCACCAGATCATCCTCTGGATAACATCAATTATGCTTATTACATAGAACGTGCTGAACGTATTATCAGCAAAATACAATTAGAAGGTAAAAAGAGAAAGGTGACAATCAATCCTAATCAATTAAGTTTATTCTAATGGGAAAATCACAATTTAAAATTGCAGCAGACCTTGTAATATCTGATATGCAAGAGAATGGATATAACAAAATTGCGGACTCACCTTACTATTGGGCATATGTTCGCTTTTTTAGAGAAATTAATAGCAGCTTTGATGAAGAAAAGTTTGTTAATTACATAGTAAAGAGAATCTAATGAAAATTAATAGAGAAAATGTGGCTGACCACTTGTTAGACTACCAGTTAGGAATGATTGGTAAGTCTACACAAGAGGCTCACATGACAAAAGAATGGTACAATAAATGGACCATGACACAAGAGCAACACGATCAGTTCAAAGCTTATGCATTACCACTATTAAAGAAGGTGTTTAAATGTAATAAGTCAAGAGCTGAGAGTACATTTGATTTTTTTGATTTACAATTTGGATTACGTATTAAAAATTAAAATTATGGAAAAGCAATTATTTGTTATTGATGGTTATAAGATTTGGGCTTATACAATGGAAGAAGCTCAAAAACATTACGAAATGATAAAAAACTTTTAATTATGGGAGCAAGTTGGTTTCAACAAGTAGGATATGGTAAAACATTAGATGATGCATACAAGAGTGCTTGTGAAGAAGCAGAAGTTGAGTATGGACATCAAGAAGGATATAATGGTACAATTAGCACCACACATGGTGTTAGAGACATTACAGAGGAGTATAAGAGAAGTAAACTAGACTTAGAACCATTTGTACGTTCTAAGGTGGAAGTGTTAAATAAAAGAGACTGTTGTTCGATTTGTTTACAAGAGCCTGTTGGAAATAAGAACAAAACCAAATCTCAGGTGGAGCACATATTTACACCAGGTACAAAGAAATGGGTACTTAAATATGAGGTGATTAATGACTGGGGAGGTAAATTTATTGGTTCTTATCTAACTAAAACTGAAGCTGTTAAAAAGGCTAGAGAATATACAGACAAACATCAAGTGACCACTAAAATTACAATGAAGAAAGAGTTAGACAAAGGTAGTCCAACAGTAGCCATGATAAAATACAAGAAATCACCAACAGAAAGACCAGGTAAATGGATGTTCTTTGGTTGGGCTGCTGAATAAATATACGTATATATCTGTATATATACGATAAAATAACCAAAACAAATAATATGGACATAACAATGTGCAAAGGTGGTCATTGTATGCTAAGACTTAGCTGCCACAGATATACAGCAAAAGCTGATGAATTAGCTCAATCCTACTTTACTGAACCTCCATATAAGATAAGCATGATGTTAGATGATGTTGAGAAATCATTAGGTGTCGTAACATTAAGTTGTGCTTATTTTTGGAACAATGCAGAAGAAAGAGATGAAAAACCTAAAGATTAACGAAGATTTCGAGAGGGAATCTCTTAAAGATTTAGTATATTTGCAAGAGGAGAGCCATGAGCTTGATAAACAAATCCAAGAGGAGATAAACAAGTTTAGAAAGCCTGCAGCTATATTTATTGTGGATACAGATAAAATCTTAGAGAGAGATGAAGTTAGACATAACGTACTTCCATTTTGAGGAACTACTCAAGAAAGGATACAACCTAGATGTTGTATTTCTATTAAAGCTTATAGAGGAGAATTACGATGTTCGTGCATTGAGAGATGATAACATTAAGATAGAAGCTCTTTATCAGACGTTAGTTAGGAAAGGATTGATAACAGAAAAGGGACTAACGCTCACAGGTAAAGAGCTTCTAAAATTTATTAACATCAAAGAACCAACTGTCAGGATACAAAAGAAGGTGGACATCACATCAGAGTTTGAAGAGTGGTGGAAAGCTTTTCCAGGTACAGATTCATTTACACACAAAGGGAAGAAGTTCTCAGGTGGTAGAACATTGAAAAGGACTAAGGAAGACTGTCAGTTGAAATTTGATAAGATATTAGAGGAAGGAGAATATACAGCAAAAGACCTAATAGATTCGTTGAATCTAGATGTGTTACAAAAGAAAGAGAATTCTGTAAAGACAGGAACTAATAGGCTAACATACATGCAGAACAGTCTCACTTATTTAAACCAGCGTTCTTTTGAACCCTTTATAGACCTATTGAAAGAGGGCTATATTGTGGAAGATAAAGCACCTACAAATGGAGGAACTGACATATGACACCAAAAGAAAAAGCACAAGAATTAGTAAATAAATTTGCTAAACTTCCTGAAGAAGGTAGCTTAATGTGGTATTTATCATTTGAAATAGCTAAGAAATGTGCATTAGTAGCAGTGGATGAGATATTAGACACTATAAAGTGGTGCATTGGTGATAGCCAAGTTGAATATTGGGAAGATGTTAAAAAAGAAATAGAACTATTATGAGTTTTGAAGACTTAAAAAAACAGGTACAGGCAGGCTTAGAGGGTAGGAATGGTGGTATACCTATGGGTTTTGATAGACTTAATAGATATATTGGTATTAGAAAGTCCATATATACGCTTATAGGTGGTCTCACTGGTTCTGGTAAGACTAGCTTTATTGATGATGCATATGTGCTTAATCCATTTGATTGGTATATAAGCAAAGCAAATAAAACAAACATCAAGCTAAGGATTATATACAGATCCATGGAGAGAAGTAGAACCTATAAGATGGCTAAATGGGTAGGTAGAAGAATATTCATCGATCATGGTGTAACTATCACAGTTAACAAACTGTTGGGCTGGAATGATAGAATGACCAAAGATGAGCATGATCTATTTCTAATGTATGAAGACTATATAGGAGAGATGAGCGAAGTGATTACAATCATTGATGGTCCAGAGAATGCTGTAGGTATTGCCAAAGAATTAAAGGCACATGCTTTACAGAATGGAACCATTGAGCAGGTGGATGAATACAATAAGAAGTATTTCCCCACAAATGAGAATGAAATCACTATGGTTGTTATCGATCATATAGGCTTATTAAAAACTACACAAGCCCAGCCTACAAAGAAAGATGCTATTGATAAGATGAGTGATGAGCTCAGATATGCTAGAGACTTCTATGGATATAGTCCTGTTGTTGTTAGTCAGTTCAATAGGAGCATTTCTAACATGGCAAGATTAAAGAGTGGTGATGTAGAACCACAACTAGAAGACTTTGCAGAGAGTTCAAGCACGCAGAATGATGCTGATGTTGTACTAGGATTGTTTGACCCAATGAGATATAAAG